ATCTTTTGCGCATGACCGCGAAATTCCCAATTTGGCATTAAGCCCAAATAGCGCGTTTTCTGTTAGTCTTTCGATATGGAAAATCTGCGCATTGAAAACGTATCAATTGATTCTTTAACTTTTGACCCAACAAACGCCCGTTTACACGACAGCAAGAACCTTGACGCGATTGTTGGCTCGTTAAAACTATTCGGCCAAAGAAAACCAATCGTTGTTACTCCCGACAATATTGTCGTTGCTGGCAACGGAACTCTTGAAGCCGCAAAAACTCTGGGCTGGACAGAAATTGCAATCGCGCGAACTCCTGCTGGTTGGACTTGGGACCAGATAAAGGCTTACGCGCTCGCCGACAACCGAACTGCCGAACTCGCCGAATGGGACCCAAAGGTGCTGGCCGACCAGTTACTAGAACTCGATGCCAACGGCTGGTCACTTGAGGAGTTTGGATTTGAGCCGCTTCAGCCACCGGTCAACCCTGAGGACGTTGAAGAGGACGAAGTTCCTGAATACACCGAGCCCGTATCAAAATTAGGCGATGTCTGGAAACTTGGAAATCACCTGCTCGTTTGTGGAGATGCCACCGATCCGAGTTGCTACGACAAGATTTTGCAAGGTCGCAAGGCTGATGCAGTTTGGACCGACCCACCTTACGGTGTCGCTTACGTTGGAAAGACCAAAGACGCTCTTACGATTGAAAATGACAAACTCAACCTCGAGGACTTAACTCAGTTACTTCGTGACTCGCTTGGATTGCTGTGGGCTCACACAAATGGTGGTGCCGCTTGGTACGTTGCCGCGCCTCATGGTCAGATTGGCCTTGCTTTCTCAATCGCTTTAAATGAATTAGATGTTTGGCGTCACAGCCTTGTTTGGGTGAAAGACACTTTAGTTATGGGTCGTGCCGATTATCACTACAAGCACGAAGTTCTTTACTATGGCTGGACACAAGGCTCATCGCATAATTGGTATGGCGACCGCAAGCAAACGACAGTTTTTGAAATCGACCGACCAAAGCGAAACGCTGAACATCCAACAATGAAGCCAATCCAGTTAATTGCCAAGTGCCTAGATAACTCGACAAAGCAAGGTGACTTAGTAGTTGACCCATTTGCAGGCTCTGGCAGTACTCTTATCGCTTGCGAGCAAATGAACCGCAAAGCCGCGTGTATTGAACTAGACCCTAAGTACGTTGATGTTATTGTAAAAAGATGGGAACAGTTAACAGGCAAGACTGCTGAACTTTTGGAGGTTTAAATGGCTACTCGTGGCCGACCACCAAAACCCATCGAGCAAAAGCGTCTAACTGGAAATCCTGGAAAACGCGCATTACCGAAGCAAGGTGAAATGGTTTTGCTTCCAAGTGCTTATGACATCCCAGAGCCACACCGACCGCTTCAATCGCCTGGCATGGAACTTTGGGAAAGTATCTGGGGAATGGGCCAATCTTGGCTTAGTCCAGTTACAGACCGAGAATTGCTACTTATAACCTGCGAACTTCTAGATGAACGCTGGAATTTGCGCATCAAGGTTTTAAGAGATAATCGACCAGAGGAACGCAAAGCCCTGCGAGATTTAGATAGGCAATTAGTAAGCAACCTAAGCCTGCTCGGATTTTCACCAACCGACCGGTCGCGGCTCGGCGTTGCCGAAGTAAAGCGTCAAAGTAAATTAGAGGAACTGCGATCTCGTGTCCAAACAGACCAAGCCAACTAACTGGCCACCTAAGTGGCTAACACCAGTTGACGAGAACTTTCTAAAGAATTCTCGCGGCTGGCAGGTTGCTGACTTTATTAACACCTTTGGAACTCAAACCAAAGAAACGATTGCTGGCCGCTCTGGTGACCAACTACAACTCAGACCTTGGCAACATAAACTTTTAGACCACATGTTTGCTGTTGATGAACGTGGATTGTTTATTCATAGAACTGCTCTAGTTGGTATGGCACGAAAGAACGGCAAATCGGCTCTTGGCTCTGGAATTGCTATTTGGTCGTTGATTATGGGTGCAGACGGTGGTGAGGTTTATTCCTGTGCTGCTGAAAAAGAACAGGCACGCATTGTTTTTGGTGAAGCAAAGAAAATGATTGAGTCCGACCCTGAACTAAACGATATGTGCAAGGTTTACCGCGACGCCATTGAGGTTAGGTCCACCGGTTCAATTTATCGCGTTCTTTCTGCCGAGTCGTTTTCAAAAGAAGGTTTATCGCCAACCTTGGTTATTTATGACGAACTTCATGCGGCTCCCAATCGTGAACTTTGGGATGTAATGCAATTAGGTATGGGTGCAAGGCGCGAGCCGATGATGATTGCCGTTACAACCGCTGGTGTTAAAGCCGACAGCACTGGTCAAGACTCGACAGCATACGCTCTTTACCAACATGGGCAAAAAGTCGCTCGTGGCGAAATAGAGGACCCAACTTTCTTTATGGCTTGGTGGGAAGCCGACAATGAAGCCGACCATACAATCGAGGAGACTTGGTTTCCAGCAAATCCTGGTTATGGCGACCTAAATGACCCACAAGACTTCAAAGCAATGATTAAACGTACCCCAGAGTCTGAATTTAGAACCAAGCGTTGCAATCAATGGGTATCTAGCCAAAATGCCTGGTTGCCAAATGGCTCGTGGGAACCTTTAGCGGCTGAGCGAGAAATCACTGCCGATATTCCTGTAATTCTAGGATTTGATGGTTCGTTCTCTGGTGACGCTACGGTTCTGGTCGGAACTACCGTAGAGGACCAGCCCCACGTCTTTTTGGTCAAGGCTTGGGAGAAGCAACCTAGCGACCCTGACGATTGGCGCGTAGACCAATTAGACGTTGAAAATACCATTATTGAATTTTGCGCCAGTCATAACGTTAAAGAAATTGTTTGTGACCCTTTCCGTTGGCAAAGAACTATGCAGATATTAGACGAGCGTGGGCTTCCGATTGTTGAGTTTGCCTCATCCTCGGCCAGTCGCATGGTTCCAGCATGTGCGCAGTTCTATGATGCAGTTGTGAACAAGAAAATGACTCACGACGGCGACCCTTTATTGACAAGGCACTTACAAAACGCCGTTATTAAGACAGATAGGCTTGGTCCACGTATTGTGAAAGAACACAGAAACTCGCCACGAAAGATTGACGCGGCAGTTGCTAGTATTATTAGTTTTAGCAGAGCGACACTTCCACAAGAGGAACCGGTCGTGCCTCAGTTCTTTAGTTTCTAGGAGTTATGTGATCGCCTCAATTCTGCAAGCAATAGGCCTAACAGTAATCTCAATCGGTCTAGGTTTAATTTTCATACCAGCAGGCATTATTGCCATTGGTGCATCGTGCTTACTTGTTGGGTTAGCATATGAGAAAGGCAACAAGTAATGCTTGGCAATTTCAGCAAAAATGAAACTCGCTCTATTTCATATCAGCAAATCTGGGGTGCAGGTGGAGACTTTATCGGTACAACCGAGTCAGGCGTTCAAATAGATGAAAGCAATGCTCTTAAGTTAAATGCTTTCTATGCCTGTGTGCTTCTAATTTCAGACACAATTTCAACACTTCCAGTCGATTGTTTTATTCGTCGCGATGGTGATAGGTATCCATTTAGGCCACAGCCAGCCTGGGTTGCAAAACCAGACGTGGAACTTTTACGTTCTGAGCATTACCAGCAGGTTTTAGTTTCATTACTGCTAGACGGTAATGCCTTTATTCGTATATTCAGGGACTCAAACGGCGATATTGCCAACCTGGTTGTACTAGACCCGTTAAGAGTTGAAGTTAAACGCTTTAATGAAAATCGTGAAATTTATTATGTGGTTAATGAGGATTACTCTCGGCCAATTCCAAAGAACGAAATGCTACACATCACTGAAATTCGCAAGGCTGGCGAGGTTCGTGGCGTAAGTCGAGTATCCGAACTGCGCGACAATCTTGGTCTTGCAGTTGCTTTGCAGAATTTTGCCTCTCGATTCTTTGCTCAAGGCGCAACAACCGCAGGTGTAATTGAGTCGCCTAATAATTTGACCGCAGAACAAGCAAAAAGCCTGGCAGATGGTTACAACTTGCAACACAAGGGCTATCAAAAGGCTCACAAAGTTGGAATTCTCTCTGGTGGCGCACGTTTCAATCGCACCGGTGTAAATCCTGACGAAGCACAAATGCTAGATTCGCAGAAATTTGCTGTTGAGCAGATTGCTCGCATATTCCGAGTACCACCACACATGATTGGCATTACTACTGCTGGCTCTATGTCGTACAACTCGGTCGAACAGCAAAACATCAACTTCGTACAGCACACTTTGCGTTCCTACATTGCGAAACTAGAGGAAGCATACTCAGAACTTCTACCTCAAGGTGCATTCTTAAGGTTTAATATTGATGGATTACTACGCGGCGACTTCCAAACTCGCATGCAAGGTTATTCAATCGGTTCACAGGCAGGCTTCCTTTCTATAAATGACATCAGAAAACTCGAGGATTTGCGACCAGTTGAAGGTGGCGATGTTTATCGCGTACCTTTGGCTAACGTGGATATTGCTGCTAGTTCGCTCGCCGAAACCAAGCAAAAGGTTGAAATGGCTCAGAAACTTATTAATTCTGGCTTTGATCCTGCAAGCGTTTTGGCTAGTTTAGCCTTGCCACCAATGCAACACACAGGTGTTCCAACGGTTCAACTTCAAAACATCGCGCAAATAGACCCAGAAAATCCAGAAAACGTTTATGACGTACAGCGAACTCATGATGTAACCGTAAACATCCCTGAAACCGTTGTTAACGTTCCACCTGCAATAATTAACGTGGAACCGCCAATTGTAAATGTCGAAGCACCTGCTCAAAGAGCAACTATTAGAACAGTTGAACGCGATGCAGATGGCAGAATAGTAAACATCGTGGAAAGAGTTGAGGAATAGTGGCAACAGGCATTAGTTCATACCTGGCAAACAAGTGGCTTGATGCATTAGGCAACAACGTTCCATTTTCTGTTACGGCTTGTTATGTGCAATTACACATCGGCGACCCAGGCGCAAACGGAACTGCAAACACAGCAACAGAGACAACTCGTAAATCTGTGTCTTTTGGTGCTGCTAGTGCTGGAACACTTGCTAGTGATGCAGATGTTACTTGGACCAATATTTCTGGAAGCCAAGATGCCACGTTCTTTACTGCTTGGGATGGTTTGACAGGTGGGTCTTTCTTATTCTCTGGAACGATTACAGGCAATGCTTACACCGCAGGTGATACATACACAATTACTAGTGGGTCTTTGACTGCTTCACTAACTGTTGCGAGTTAGTTATGAGTTCATCAGAACTTGATGAATTTTTATTAAATACAGACAGATTAGTTCGTCTGCCAGCCCTAGTTTTAAACTCTGGCACTTTAGATGGCTCGACGTTTGTTGGTAGTTCCTACAATGCAAACGACTTAACCTATGACAACTTCAATTCCACCTACAATGGCGCATTAACTCAATTTTCTAAGGCAAACACCAGCCTTAGTAGTTTAACTTCTAACGCAAATACAACGCCACAGGTAATAGTTACAGCCGAGTCCCAATTTGGAACTATAAATGCAACTGCTAATGCGACTGTTAGTAACTTGGTATCTGCCTCAGCACCTCTTGGCGCTTTAAGTGCAAATGCTAGTTCATCAGTAACAAATACGGTTTCTGCAAATGCAAATCTTGGAAACTTAGACTCAACTATTACTGCAACAATTGTCCATGTCGCTTCAGGTAGTTCAGAACTTGGCTCATTAGTTAGTACAGCAAATACTTTGCCAACAATCCTGCCAATATTTGACGCACCTCTCGGTGGATTAACAGCGCAAGTAAACTCTGAAGTAACTGATTTAGCGACTGCAACTGCCGAATTCGGATTACTAAATGCCAGTGCCATTTCGACTGTTATACCTAAACCTCAACCGCAACCTGAACAGCAATACGGTGCTAATCGACCTTATGCTTCACCTCAACCACCAAAGAAGCCTGAATCAATACCTGAGCCACCAAAGGTTGAAATAAAAGAAACACCAAAGGCTCAGCCGGTGCGCATGCCAGCCACAATAGTTGCAAAGGCTGGGTTCAATACAATTAAACCAAAGTTTGAGGCTCAAGCAGAGATAGAATGGTCCATATTAGATGACGAAGCAGACCTGCTTTTACTAATTTAGGATTATTGTGGCAATTTCAACAGGACACACTGCTGTGGGCATTACGCCGAGCCAAGTTGATGGGCAGTCTAATAATCCATCGCGCATTCGCATTTTTAATGCCAGCAACGACAAAACAGTATTTATTGGAAATGGTGATGTCACCGTTAACAATGGCTTTGGATTAACTAAACTAGAACAAATGGAACTTATTTTAAATCCTGGCGAGGCACTTTATGTGGTCGCTGAAGCGGCTGGCGCAACAATACAATGGATAAGGCAGACACTTTACTAATGCCATACTTTATTACCGACAAAGCACAAGGCTGTTCTGGATGGGCAACCATAAAAGACGATGGCGAAATTATGGGCTGTCATACAACTAAACAAGCGGCCATTGATCAGATGGTTGCGATTTCTATTGCCGAGGATATGGAACCAGGTGGCGAGAGACTAGATTCAGGACCGCAAGCAGTAATTGTAGACATAGACGGCATTTTAAT